TTATAGCCTTTTATCGTATGTCGAATAGGCTTCTACTTGCGGGATGCGACGTATAATGCCTTTCCCGATGTTATCCAAACAACGTCCTAACGTCCGGATCATGGCCGGAATGATCTCCTGTTCATAAAAGATGCGAGGCCGCATACCATAGTCTATTTTTACTATCTCCTGCTCGCAAATATCGCCGGTGTCATAGCCGGAGTCTGCCCAAAACCATGTGGCGGCGGTTATCGGTTCCCCTCGTTTATACGCCCATTTGATAGATGATGCCCCGCGCCCATAAGGTAATGGGGACGGATGGAATATCAACGTACCCCAGTTCGCCTCTTTCAGTTCTTCATCGGAAACTTTCACCGTAAGGAGTGGCGCAATGGCAAGGTCACAACGATACCCCTCACACCAAAGCGTATGCCCTTTTGCCTTAACGAACATTTCGGCCGCTTTGAATGCCACCGACTCGCAATTTCCCAATATTTTAATTACCATTCCCTATATATTTAAATGCCTGAACCGCCCTGAAATGGCCGCCATAACCGGTTGCCGCACGATCAGACTTATTTAACCTTTGGGCCGAACGTGCCATCGAAGCCGCGCTGCGCCCTTTATTAACTCCATATAAATGTGCTCCGGTTTGTATCCACTTTTTAGAGTGACGTAACGCTCCACATAGTTGCGGGTGTGAAGTGTGAAAGAACACCGGGTAAGGTTTACCACATCTACCATGTCCCTGAAGATGATATTCACAAACGGCCGCTAAAAATTTAGTACCAACACCTATTCCCTGCCATTCGGGAAGTACTACCAACCGGGTGGACCGGTAAGCCTTTGCCGTAAAGAGTGGTGTTACCGCTAAATGGCAGACGGGCTCACCACCGACAAAGCCCACGAAATACTCGGCCGCAACCGGCATAGGAAGGTCTAAATAATAATGCCGCTTAAACAATCTTGGGAATATAGTTCCCCTGACTTTATAAATTTGAAGTTCGAGTTTTGGGCGTTGCCGAAGGCAGTCACGGTCGTAAAACCGTGCCTCCGCAGTATCATACACCCAGTCAGGTTGTAGCCATTCGATTATATCATAGTGGCAGGAAAGAAGCACGATCTGCCCTCCGCCACGTCTCCACGTCTTCGAGAATGCCGCGGCTCCGACTTTGGCTATCTGCCGGTCAATGACTGATGTAAACTCGTCCACCACGGCGTGCTGCGGTCGCTCGCACGCCAAACGCGCAAGGCCCGCCCGGAACTTCTCGCCGTTGCTCAACACATGAAATGGCCGGAGCCATGCCGGAACATCACCAAGGCCAACGGCCGAAAGCATACCCGTCACCGTGTTGAAGTCTCCGTCAGGAGCAATACAGTCCACAATCGGCTTATCCTTATCCCAGCCGGAATAGAGGTCATAAATAGGTTCTTTGAATATTTTGTTTCCAATACTGGTTTTTCCACTACCGGATGGTCCGACTATCAGTCCGATTTGCCATTCCCGGTCCTCGATTGGTAGCTCTACTGTCTTTTCCCAATCACAGCCTTTTTCTGCGTTGAAAAGGCTTTTTACCCGTGCGGCCCGATAGCTGTTGAAGTCGCTACAATGGTGTTGTACCTCTATTTTCATACATTCACCACTTTAAGGGTTAGACCTTCTTTCAAGAGACGTTCGTAAATCTCCTTTTGTTCTTTTTCATCTGTGCAAATGACGATTACGCCATATTGCGGCTTGTAAGTGTACTTGCTCATACTTTGTTTTGTTTTATGGGTTTGGAACAAAGGTAGAGCCAAACTATTGGACGAACTAATTTAAACCGAACGTTATACTGCACCGCTTGTGCAGTCACTTTGGAAACGTTTCAAAAGACCATACACTTTCCGTTCGCTCACGGCATACCTTTCAGAAAGTATAGCTACAATATAGGACACTTTTTCACCATTCTTGTACAGATTCATATAATCGGAATACAAGTCAATATACTGGGTATCTTCGAGGCGTATTCCCGTCTCATGTAACTTTTTCAACAACTCACGATTGAAGTTTAGTATCTCTATCACTTTCATACAAACAAAAATTTAGTACCTTTGCAATGTCTCACTTATTAAACAACAAAAAAACACCCAAGTGGCGTGGCAGAGGGCATTTGCCCCCGGCCGCGCGCCGCTTGGGTGTGTAAAGTTGAATAGTAAGTGAGACGACTGTTTTAACAGGCCGGGGGCTTTTTTCTATCCCTTCCCCCGCAGGGATTCATCCATTACCCGGCTTCATACAAAGCCAAGTCCAATGCGTCCTTTTTCTTCCATCCTTCAGACAACGCATCTTGTATGTGCTTCATCGCTTTCACGTAGAAATCCTGAAGGTCTGAGACCGTTTCAAACGTCCTGTAATACGGCTCATCATCCGCACCCAGCTTGAACGTCACCGGCAGGTTCCGCCCTCCCGTTTGGACGGCAAGATCGTATGCGGCTTTATAGTTGAACTGGTTCTCGCCGGACAGCCATACCGGAATTTCCTCGTATGTGAATCCGGAAAGGATGGCCTTGTCAGTCTCCCGGTTATACCAGGCCGTGACCGTTGACCGTATCTCCTCGTCGGTCGGCTTATGGTTGAACTCCTCTTCCATGTAAGAAGCGGAACCGTCTTCCTTCTTTTGCACGTCCCAGCGGACGCGCCACTTTCCTTTCACCGGGTTCGTGCATTCCAGCAGCGACACACCGGCACTTCCTTCTACTCGTTTCATGTAAACACGTATTTGGTTCTACCTTTGCCAAACGTTTCCGTCTTTATCGTTGTCTCAAACGGAAAACCGTCCGGCATTTCCCTTACCTGCGCAAGGATGTTTTTCATTTCTTCCGAATTAGTGAAAAACTTCTTGGACTCGCCATTCTGCTCGATACTCACGATACAGCGGTCCTCGCCCTGCTCTGTCTTGATTCCCGTTTCAAAGTCTTTCACTATGATGGGAAGGTTTACCAGTTCCCGGATGCTTACCACAGTGCCGGGAAAACGTTTCTTGCCGTCCTCCGGCTTATAGGAAACGTTCAAATCTTTAAATGATCTCATTTCTTTGCCTGTTAATTTTTTAAACAACATATTACAATCCGCATGCTTGGCCATGCCATAAAAGCTGGCAACCAGCTCACGCCGTCTTCTTCTCGATTTTACCTCGTGCATTTTTCGGGCAAATTTCTGCTTGATACGCTTCCTGAGCCGGACATGGTCCGGAGCATAAATCACGTACCCCAAAAAGTCAATGCCCTCGCCCACCGGGAACACCCTCTCATTTGGCTTTATGGAAAGCCCGATAGAGTTTATCCGCTCATGGACGGCATCACGAATCTTCCACAATTCCGCTTTCGTTTTACCGAGCACGACACCGTCATCACAATATCGATAGTAATAACGGATACCGTACTTATCTTTCAAAAAATGATCTAAATAAACAGACAACAACAAATTGCCCAGCCCCTGCGAACTCCTCAGGCCGATACTGATACCCTCAGGCATCAGCCGGACAAAGTTATCCAGCATGGCGATGAGCTTCCTGTCCTTGAATATCCGGTTCACGCAATACATCACGAAATCTTGTTTCACGCTTTCGTAGAACTTCTTGATGTCAAACTTATAACAGAACCGCGTGCCTTCCGGATCTTCTTTCATATCACGGCGAATATACGCCATCAGATCGTGCGAGCCACGTTTTTTGATGCTGGCCGAAGTGGTTCGGATAAACCGTTTCCTCAAACGCTTGTCTACGATGGTCATGATAGCGTGTACGGCGATACGGTCTCTCATGCTTAGTACCTGAATACGTCGTAACTTGCCACCTTCCACTATATCCCGTTCATGATAATCCTTCACCCGGAAACTTCCGGATGAGATAAGTGCGGTCAGTTCATCCAACACCTCTTCCTTATGCGCAAGCAGGTAACGCCCTTGGCGGCTACGCTTTCTTTTCGTGCCGCGAAGGACTTGATTAAAGGAATCCTCCATATTGGACGGTTCTATAATCTCTTCTACTATGTAACCTTCTCTACGCATTTTATATCAAATTACGGCCACACGGCCTTCAATCTCCCGGGCCTGACTTCTTCGAGCCTTACGGCCTACCAAACTCTACCCGACGCTTGTTTTTTCAGTTTTCCAACCCTTCCGGGCCGCTGTTACTGGGGCTTGTTTCCCTCGGCTCCACGGTGGGGACAAGTCCCCGGTGTTGTACGCCGATTTGAATTTCCTTCGATTGTTGTTCAGACGGGAACCGATATTCGAGTTCGAGTTCGAGGCATCGTTATTCGCATTCGCGTACGACACACCACCATTCGCATTCGCATTGTTGTACCCACGAAAAACCACACGGCTTAAAGGAAACGCCACCCTTTGAAACACAAAGGTATTATTTTTCATGCGGAAACACCGGTGATTTTATATTTTCGACGGGCTTACGCCCGTTTTTCGTTCGCTTCGGATCACACAAACGGGAACGAAAACGCTTTACGCTTTGTCGCTTCGCTCCCGTTTTCGATCATGCTTTCTCGGACAACGCCTTGTACGCTTCCACGCTTTCCGCTTTGACGATCCGACCGCGGAAGGACAGACGGGAACCGATATTCGAGCTCGAGTACGAGGCACCGTAACTCGCATCCGCGTACGACACACCACCATGCGCATTCGCATCGTTGTACCCACGAAAAACCACACGGCTGGCTGCGGTAGATATGTAGTATTTATCGCAATAATACGTGCTGGACGAGCCGTTTGCGCTTCCTACTGGCACCATATCCATATACTTACCGTGTGCGACACCTACTATCCATTGGTCACTCGAGGTCTTGCCTTTGACAAAACGGATACTGCCGTCTGGCATCCAAATACGCCATTTGCCTGAATTACCGCTATCGTTGGGTAAATCAACACCGTCCATCATGTCGTATTTATGGCCGTAGATGTCCTCATAGCCAAGACAACTGATATTGTTTACCTGCGTCACGGTCGGAGAACCATACTCGTCCTGGCCACGATACCAGGCATATTGGTGGATTTGGTTATTGTCCACAAGCGAGTTCGTTATCTTGTTGTTTATTTTATACGCTTCATCATAACCGATCGTATCCTGCATGCCGTAGCCCGCCGTACCGCCCGTTATGCGGTTGTTTGTATGCTGACCGCCTCCGCATTGCTCCTGGCTGTCACGACGCCCATAACGGGCATAAAACAGGTTTGCGATACGCGAGTGCATCAATGCGTCTATCTGTTGCATACCACGTTGCTGGCTATAATAATGGAAGTCGATCCAGTTCATGCTGGCCGTCGTGGAATTACCCGTTATGCATGAACGCAACTTGCTACCTACCACGCTGCTACCCACCACGGCGCAAAGGTGCTCCTCGTTGGCCACCCAATCGGGCTCCATATCCTCGATCTTGTCGCTGTTACTTAGGACCACCTTGTCAAACTCGGCCGTGTTCAGGATCGAGAAGTGCAAGGCAGTGGCGTCCTCCGGAACATCCGATATCAAGTACATGCCGGCCTCGAACTTCAGACCGATCGTAGGGACCACGATGGTTTTGACCACGTTTCCGGAGCCGTCAACAAATAGACTGCCGACCAAACCCGTACCGGGAACACTCGGAAAACGTACACGCTTATAGCCTTGTACATCCACCTTGCAGACTGAATAGGTCTTGTCCGTGCTATAAGAATCCTTCAACGTGGGTTTGCCACTCAAAAGTTTGCGCTCTGTAAGGAAACCGCCCTGCGTGCCTTTGATGTCGTCCAACGTCAGCACCGTCACGTCCGGAACAGGAGGCATATCGTCAGGGCCGTTGGAACTGTAACAGCTGTAATATTTCTCGTTCAGGTAGTCATTGACACCTTTCGACCAAAAGAACGGTTCGTACATCATCCAGTCGCCCTCGCTGCTGTCAAGTTTGGCTGCGCTGCCATCGTAGTATTTATTACTGCTGGTATCATCCAACGGACAATAGGTCATCTCGCCGTCCGGATTGTTCACGTCAACCGTCTGGCCCGCCATCTCCACTTTACGGCTCGTGGGCTTTTTCGTCACCTTGGCAAGCACACGGTGGCGCTTCTTGAGGATCGCCGCCACGTGGGCATTCATGACGTAAGTATTGCCATACTTATAACCGGTCTCGTTGTCCGGGTTGGAAATGTTGGCATCGTCCGGAGCGCTTTCGTCCGACTCGATGATACTGTAGGCCGGTTGCACGATCTCCAGTTCAGGGTACCGCTCCCTGTATCTGTCCGCTTCTTCGTCCTCCATGTACTTTGTCAGGCGGAGCCTGCCACGCAATCCGGAATGACGGTTGTCTATCGCTCCGGTGGAGGTATAGGTACCATAATCGTAGTATTTTCCGAGCAGCCTGCCGTCATCCTCCATATCGATGTCAAGGACAAAACGCTCCAGTTTACCGCTACCGTTCAACTTGGCCTGATGAAGACGTTCCAGCATGGCAAACCCGTCAATGCCCGGACAACCCATGAACCGGTAGCCTCGCACGTTACCGATGCCATCCAGTACCAATCCGCTCTCTGCCAACCTGGGAAGATATTCCAGAAACAGTTCCTCTATCGTTTCCGGCAAGCATAACTGCACAACAGGCGCACCGGTGGCAAGTTTCACGCGGGTAAGCCCCGTGCCTCTCACGTCCAGCTTCTTCAACCGTCCCTGCCAGCTCAAGTCCAAGGTCGTCACGTTGCCGTTATCGCCATTCCGTGCCAGCAGGTTGTTGCGCATATTAAGCTCTTCCAGAAGAAGCATGCCGTTCGTAGAGGCCATGAATGAACCGTTACGATAACCGCTGGCTTTCTCCACGCTCATGTCAAGTTTAACCAATGAGGTAAGCAAGCCGAAATTGAATCCGATGGCGAACGCGTCCTCATGCCACACCAGCTCCTTGATTTTGGCCGCGCCGATAATCTTCAGCGGGTCGTTCTCACCGAAGGCACGGGCCAGCTGCAGGGAGTGGAGCACGTCCGCATCCACCACGCCGCTGTCGGCCTGCACGCCGTTGCTGGTGGAAAGCTGCACACGGTACGGGATGGTCAGCCGGTACTGCATCGGCTTCAATTTGTATGCCTTGTCCAGCGATGCCGTACTCTGGTAGAACTGGGCGCCCAGCGTAGAGACATAACCGTACTCCACCTGCTTCAGGTCATACCTGCGCTGGATGAAGTAGTTCCGGTGCGCCTTTAACGAACCCTTCAGACCGTAGATCTGCGGGTAGGTCTGTTTCGCACCGTCCGCACCCACCGGCATCTCGTTCAGGAACGGATACACATACTTGAAGATACCTGATTTGTTGTACAGCCGGCTGCACCACCTCTTCATCTGCTCGGTGTCGAAATGGTCAACGGCCTTCTGGATGCTGAAGGCACTCATGAAGCTGGTACCGCCGTTCACACCCCTGGTCATCACTTCCTCCAGCAGATTACCCATATTGCCCAATATCAGGTTCCACAGCCAGCTGTTGTGTCCCTGCATCACATAGGCCCCGTCCCGCTTGGTCTGCCGGTTGTCATCATACTTCCCGGTCAGGAACGACTTGTTGTCCGAACCCAGCTGGCAGTCTCCGTCGTAATAGGTTATCCACCACATCACGCCGTCCCACGTCCGCACAAGCATGTTTTTCGCCAGCTGGTCCACACCCAGGTTGAACTGTACATACAGGTAGTAGGCGGCCAGGTTGGGAAGGTTGAAATACTTCCCGGCTTCCGCCTTGAAGGTCGGGCTCACCCATTTGGCCGTCGGGAACTTGTTGCCGTCATCCTCATAGTCCACCCCGTCAAACGTGTGCGTCTCCTTGTTATAGGTCATGCCCTTGCCGGCAGGCGTTTCCTTCACGCATTTATATAGGAAACTCATCATGCGGTCAAGCGCCTTGTACATCTTGTCGTACTTGTCACCGGTGCCCAGGTGTTCCTTGATGTTCGGTTCTTCTTCGGCATCGCCTCCGCCATCGTTCCAGAACACGTCTTTCGGGTGGTTGAACTCGAAACCGCCGTCAAAGTTGAAATCCATGAAGTCCATATGGTCGGGCTCCGTGGACGGAAGCCAGCGGAACAGGCACAGGTCGTTCGAGTTGTTCAACGTCTCGATGCAGATGGGCAGGTATTCCTTCGGCCGGTCGCCGTTCGCCTGCAGGTAGTTCAACGTATCGCCGGTCCCCCACTGTTCTTCGCCGATGGTCTTGTCCTGGCCGAATATCGGGTAGCTGTCGCTCTTCTCGTTGTTCATGTTGTACTGGCCGTAGTAGGTCAGATCCTCATCCACGCTCTTTGCCACAAACAGGTCACAGGGCAAGCCGTCAATGGCCGAGCGTATGTCTTCCTTGCACGTATCCGCATGGTCGGCGGCATACTGCTGGGCAGGGGTCAGGATGCCCATTTCCTTCATGCCGTCATGAATGAACTTCGCGCCACCGGTGTTGGTGGTCATGGAGGAGTCCGAAAAGTCACACTTCGCACAGGCGAGTTTTGCCCCAACCGAGTTGTCCCGCAGTCGGAACAGGTTCTTCTTACCCTCCGTAGCTGTCGGGTTGCTCTGCTGCCCGTTACCGTCTATCTCGCCGTAGCTCATCCGTGCCGTGTAGCCACTGGCTGTCTTCTGGAAGTAGAAGCGCAGGTTCTTGCGGGCATAGTTCACCGAACTGGTACCCTGGATACGCAGATAAATGTCACGGGCTATCCAGTCCAGCGCCCGGTTCTCACCGTTGTAGAATCTAACTTCCCGGCACAGCTTGTTGGCCTTCTTGTTGTTCAGCTGGGCCAGCGCGTCCATCACGTTCAGCGTGTCGCTCTCGCTTGGCACCTCACTGCCCACGCTGCCCGTGCCTATCAGTACCAGGATCGAGTTCCGCCGCTTCTTCATCAGTCCCATCAGCTTCTCCATGCTCACCGTGTCCCCCTCGTTCAGCACGCGGTTGTCCTCATCCAGCGAGCGCACGCCCGGTTCCCCGTCGGCATCCTCCAGATGGTTGCGGTCCACGATGTAGTTGTTAAGCACCTCGTCCGAGGTCAGCGCCTTGTTATAGATGCGCACGCTCTTCACGTTCAGGTCAGCCCCCTCCGATTTAAACTCCAGCTGGCTCCGGATGTCAAAGCTCACCTTGTCCAGCCACTTCGAGGCGGCCGACTCCTCCCCGTTCACATAAAAGCCGATCAGCGTCCGCTGCTCGTTGGTCTCCACGTCCGGGTAGAACACGTAAGTGATGCGGATATTCTTACCGGGTTCAAACTTCGTACCCACCGAGTCCTCATAGCGCAGGACCTGACCGGCATCCATCGCCTCCGTCACCACGCCGGTAAGGAACTTCGCCTCCTCCGGGGTCACCACCAGCCCGTAACGGTTGCCGTTTTGCAGGGTGCCCAGACAGGTGATCAGCTCCGCGTCGGTGTCAGTCACGTTGGCCGTGCTGTATTCTATCTCCAACGTCATGCCCACGTCGCGGATGGCAAAACCCTCGGGCTTGTCCGCCTCATTGAACGGGCGATAACCGCCGTCTGCCGTCAGTGTCATGCCCGCACCGCCGGCCAGCAGCAGGCGGTCCTTGTGCCAGCCGCTTCCTGCGCCGTATTCGTTCACGCTCCACAGCACATCACGGAATTCCATCCGTTTGTCCCCGCTCACCCAGCTTTCCGGGTTGTTTTCCGTGTTGCTTCGCCCGAAGGCATCGAACGTGCACACGGCATCCGGTGCCAGCGTGGCTTCAATGTCGGGGTGCGATGTGGTGTTCACCTGCACCTCAAGCACGGCATCACCGCACGACACACGGTAATCCAGCGGTTCCACGTTCACGTTCGTACGCCCGTAGCTGCCGGTCTCACCGCGCTGCAGCAGGTCTTCCTTCACCACACTGCCCCGGCTGGTCACTTTCACACGGGCCGTGTACGCATCCCTGTCATAGCCGGCATACGTGAAGTTCCACGCCGTGAACTGCTCGGCCTCCAGTACGGGGTGCTTCCAGTCACGCTGGAACCCTGCCGCCCGGTGGTTGAACATCATGCCGGCATAGGCCGTCACACCTTCCCCGGCTTTCAGCAGGGTCAGGTAGTGTATCTCGCTCACCACGCCGGAGTTCTCGTGCAGCGCATAGGCTTCCACCACGTTCATGCCCTCCCGCATTTCACTCAGCGCAACGGTGACGTTCTTCTGCTGGACACCGGAACCGGCTGACAGGCCAAGCGTATAGGGCTGCCCGCCGTTGATACGGTAGTAGATGTTCTTCTCGCCACTCGTTCCCTTAGCTGTAAATGGGATGTTCACGTCGTTCCGGTATCCCCCGTCAGCCAGTCCGTTCCCAACCGAATAAGTGGTACTTAGTTCCATAGCCACCATCGTCACCCTGGCGGTAGCGGTTTTCATCAGCGTACCGCCATCATAACCGGCCTGCGCCTCCACCTGCACGGTGTAGGTCGTGGCATCCTTCAGGTAAGGCGACGCGTCAAAAGTATAGCTCTGACCGGCCGTAACGCCGACAAACTCCGCATCCTGGAATTCCGAAAGGACCGTGGAGCCACGTTTTACGACCACCTTGGCCTTCAGGTCGCTGTAGCCACTCACCTCGCCGCCACCGGCCGTGCCCACGCCAACGGCATATCTCACCACGAAACCGGTACCCAACGACAAATACTGGGAAGCGGGCAAGGAGGAACCCGAAGCATCGGTCAGGTCTATATTCACCACCACCTTGTCATCGTCGCTATACTTGGAAAAGCGCACCTCCCTGTCGCTTTCCCCGCCTTCGCCATCCTTCTGCGTGACTGTCATCACGTACTGAGTGCCGTCCTCGCTGTCCGTCACGTCGATATTCGTCACGGTACCCACCAGCGAGGCGAACACCGCGCCGCTCGTGGGGGCTTTCGTCTCACCGGCGACCAGCTCCTCCGTAGGGGTGGCCTTGTCATCGATACTTTTGATATAGTTCTCCACCAACCGGCCGCTCACCGGAAGATTACCCGTGGACTCGTCACCGGACCAATCGGTCTTCTGCATATCCAGACCGTCCTCGTCATACACTTTTTTCGCCATATCGTTATTCTTTAAAAGTTATTTCATCCGTTTCCAGCCATCCGTTCGGCTCCAGGGTTTGTCACCGCGCCAAAAGCCCGCGCCGAAACAGCTCCGGATGGCTTGCCAAACCAGCCTGGCCCCTATATAGACCGTCGCCACCACCCGTTCGCCTACACGGATGGCCGTCACCTCTTTGTTTCCAACACTTATCATACCTATTCCTCCTCGTAAATCAGGTAAATGGTCTTGCCGTCCTTTTCCGGGAGACTCTCAAAGTCTTCCTCGGTCATCTCCTTATGTTTGTAACCTTGGGCTATCGCGTCCTCGGCCTTCTTCGCGGCCGCCTCCGCCTTTGCCGCCGATTCACCCGCGGTTTGGATAGCTTTCTTTGTCTCCTGGGTGGCCGCTTCCATTTTCGGGGCCAGTTCCTCCACCCTTTCGGCCGCCGCGATGGCCCTTGTCGCCGCGTCATCGGCCGATTTGGTGAGCAAATTGATAGGAACGCTCACCAGCTTGTCTCCATTCTGTCCCGGTAGGGACTTTACCCCGCTCAGCGAGCCGACCGTCTCAAGGGATTCGACACTCTTCGATTCCGCCTTGATCGCCTCCAAAACCTGGGCGATATCCGATTCTGTCAGTGCCATGTCAAACCCCTCCCTCTATCAGTTCATAAACCTGGCCGTAACCGCCGGCCGTCAGGCTCTCGCCGCACACCTCCTTGATAAGCGTACCCTCCTCGGTGGTGATCTCAAGGATTCCACCGCCTTGGATGATACGCTGGCACAGGACGTAAGCCTTGAACTTCTCGTCACGCCCCACGGGCTTGTCCTTCCCGTAATTGAACAGGGCCTCCGCCACGGCGGTGGCGACGTTGTCACCGTCAAGCTCGTTCCCTTTGAACCCCCTGAATCTCCTGTTTAAGTCAACTTTCATATTCTTTGGTTTTAAATGTTTATTCTCCTGTATAGCCGACAATGATGCCGCCCCTCACGATAAGGCGGATCTTGTCAAGGTCGGGATTTTCCGACATGCCGCCACCCCAGTTCACTCCCTCGTTATACACGTATGTACCGTCGGAATTACGGCTCTTGATGTACCGGAACCCTTTCGACGCGCAAACATCACTTATCAATCCGTTACCGGTGTCCCTTACATCTACCGGACCGACAAAGAACCCGGCATAGGTCATACCGCTGGCCGGATAGGTCAAGGGGCCTGTCGACGCGTATATGGCGGCCCCGCCGGAGGTCGCCCCGACCGACTTCACGCCGAACCGCCCGTCGGTGGCGCCATTGAAGGCCACGTCCACGATCCCCTCCGTCGAGGAGCTCGAGACCCCCAGTTTCAAACTCCGGGAATCGTTACCGAAATAATCGCGGCTCTTCCAATACAAGCGGCCGGACTCGATGGTGAAGCCGCCTATCTTGCCTTTATCGGCCTTGACGATCCCGCTGACGTTCGCGTTCCGGGTCTCGATGCTCCCGTCCGTGAGGACCTTGAAATAGCCGTTCGCCGTAACAAGCCCCTCCAGCTCGATCTGGTCGGCCCGGATGGTGACACCGGAAACAAGGTCCCCGAACTCGTCACGCTTGACATAGACCTTCAAATCCGCGCTCTTGACAAGACCGTTGTCGCTCACCCCTTGGGCGAACAGCTTGGAAAAATCAGCGGTCGTCACCAGGCCGGACTTGTTCTTCAGGCTTCCGTCAGCGTTGAAACGCTCGGATATGAGCCTGTTGTACTTCGATGTCGTAATGATGGATGACTCCTCCAGCACGTTACCGTCCTTGTCGAAATTCGCCGCCGCGATCTTGATCATCTTGTCCGACTGCTCGAAGAACGTGGCGTACTTATATGCCAGGGCATCCGTCCGGTCTGTCGAGAATACCAACAGGGACACTTGGATGACACCCGTGAACGACAGCTTGAAGTCCCCCGTCCCGTTCCACAATCCGGAATGGTTGAGTACCTTTTCCCCGCCGACCGGCAAATCACCGTCGTAAGCGAACATATTGAAGTTCTCGAATCCCGCCTTATTCCCGTTCACGAACTCGATACGAAGATGGCCGGCTTCGATCACCTTGTAATGGAAGGACAGGTAGACATAGCCCGGAATGCGAAGCCCGTCCCCGTTCAACTCCTTGAAATCGGGGATCGTGCGGAAATCCCCGTTCTTCTGCATGATGTAGCTGTTCGTTATCCTGACGTAAGGAACCTTGCCGGTCTTTACGACCTCCACGTTGCCGTTCTCGCTCGATGACAACAGTTTGTTACCGGCAAGAATCCACTTGCCGCCGAAAGTCAGGAACGCGGCCTTGTACCCGCTTATCCATTTACTCATCCCCTCGGTAAACGTGGTGTTATCGAAAAAGCTCTGCTCCTCCCTCACCTCGTCACGCAGACCTTCTACGGCGGACTGTATCTTACCCTCCGTAATTTCAAATTTCGTCAGGATATCCTCGCCGGTCATAAGGATAAACGTACCCTTGAGGTACACGTTGTCGCCATAAAGACCGTTCCCGTGCGGCTGGTTATTCGCAGGGAAAGCGCTGTCCTTGATACCGTCGAGATTACCCACCCGGCAACGCAAACAGCCGTTGAAGTTTTTCGCGTTCACGCCGTCCAGTATGTCAACACGTGGCTGGCCGTCCTCGGTAGCCGATATGCTGATCAGGTTCTGCCGGAGCGGGTTTTCCGTGTTACCCATCAACACGCACTCATCACCCGCCTTCGGTTCCGTCCCGCCAAACTCCCTCTGGGGTACCGTTATCCCTTCCGTGTCGCCTTCCGACACTTCCACCCAGTAACCCAGAATCTCCGCCCCCGTAAAAACGGCACAGCGCATCAGGTCGTGCGCCACGAACGTGTTCTCCTGCTCAAAGGTGATGCGGTAATTGTTGCCCTCCTTGGTCACGGTCTTGATCTTACCGTTGGCTGCGGATACAACCAGCTGCCCCCTTACGCTGCGAACCGTTTCTATGAGCAGTTCCAAGGCTACCAACGTCTGCCGGATGGTCGCCTTGTCTATCGTGAGATTACTCAGCCCCGTTATTTTATCTATCCATAGCTGCCAACCCTCGCCGAACATGCCGTCCACGAAACGGGTACTGCGGAGCAATTCCCGGATAACAGCCGTCAGAAACTCGGCGTTCCCGTCGCCGTCAACATTGCCTCCGGATTCACCGGCTTTGTAATCCCCAAAATAAGCCCCTTTCAGAAAACCGATCACCTCGGCAGCGGTATCCCGATGGCGTTTACTCAGGAATTCCCTTTGGCTTCTTTTTGCCGAGAAAAGGTTGTTGTCGGTCGGCAGCGTATTATCGAAGCTCCGGATAATATCGGGAAGCCCGGAACTTTCGGCCTTGGCTTTCGTATAGCTTTTCAATTCCCCTATACTGTCGTTTACCCTGTCAAATTTCGACACCTGCAGGGCGTCGCTGATCTCCAGGTCCATCTCCCCGGGAAGGTTTACCCTGCGGGTGATCTTCGTAATGCGGCTCCTGCGGTAACCGTCTTTCGGGAAATACTCCGAGCTCTCCAATTTTACGCGCCGGCCGACAAACAGATCGGCCTCCTGCTGCTCGATCCACACATGATCGGTCGGAGCCTTGTAAGCGGCAATATCCAGCCAGTGGTCCTTATTGTATTCGTCCACCGCGGCTGCAAATTCCTCCTCTGCCAACCGGTAATATTTATCCGGCATCCGGATATTCCAAAGGATATAGGTGTCCCCGGCCTTCGGGACGAGCTTGCCGCCCGGAAGCTGCGTGTCATCGCCGTAAGGCCAGATCGTGACGATCTCGAACTCACGGGTGGCACTATCGAAGTTCACCTCGAAATAATGGTCGTCCCCCTCTCCCAGCCCGGAAAGGTCACCGCTCTGGAAGGAGACGCGTTTCGTCTCACCGGCCAACTCATAATCGTTAGGATCGAAATCCATCCCGCCGTCCTTGAAGTAATAGACGGTAAAGGCCTTACCTTCCTCGTCCGTCACCTCCTCGCTCCGGACACTGCTTATCGTTCCCACCCGCCGGGGATAGATATCGCTGAAGGCGGCCTGTTCGTAGTGGTCATAGATACCGTACTCGTCCACGCCCACCTCCACGTACTTCTTTTTTCCGGGGAGCATCAGGCGGGGGCTGCCGTACTTCTCGGCGTCGATGTTCCGGCTGCTGCCGATCGGGAAAAGGCGTGTGTAGAACTTCGCCGTATTGCTCGTATCCCGCTCCAGGGAGGTCAGCCCCTTGCCGTATCCCAACGTGATCTCCTCACCGTGTTCGCAACGGCACACGTTCACCGTCTGCCCCTCGACCCACCACTCGGCCTTGCCTCCCACCTTGCCGGCGATCTCCTTCAAAGCCTGGTCGCAGTACATGCCCTCATAGTCGATCACGATAAGATCGGTACCGTCCACCTGCCCCACCTTCCAGTCGGTAATGTTACCCATGCCATCGTTGATGGCCTTCACCACCATCGCCACATGGTCCCGCGGCGTGGCCGTCAATGTAAACAGGGGATTGGTGTCGCCGTCCGTTGTCTCCAGCACGAGAAAACGCCTGATCAGGCTCTCGATACCGTACAGCTTCAGGTTATACTCCCACTCGCTCCCGCTTTTCTCTTTCGGGGTGTACCGCTCCGTCAGCCAGTACCGCTCGCCCATGTAGTCCGTGAAGTCGCCTACATCAAGGGGGATATGGGCATAATGCGTGAAGGAGAGCGCCAGCACGTTGTCGCCCTGCACCTCCTTGCTCTGCGTCGAACTGTCACTTGCGGCCACGTCCGCACGCTTGGCCCCGGCTTTATCGTATATCGTTAGAAGCATATTCGAATCGTCTTTGAATGGTTATATAATCGGTACCGGCTCGCGGAACTTCACCTTGAATTTCCCGGCGTGGACCCCTTCCTTCCACAAATAGGTCAGCGGGGTGAACTTCGGACTGTCCGTGTATTTCACGTGCAGGGTCAGATCAAGCTGGGGAAACGCGATGTCGAGCCACCCGTCCTTCCCTTTTTTCAGAAAATTGATGAACGCGAAATATTTCCGCAGCCATCCCTCCTTTGTCTTGTTATACAGGGCAAAGTGCAGCGTCACGTCACGCGCCTCGTTCCTCGGGGTAAGGACCGCGCTGTATTTCTCCCCGTCCTCCTCCCGTATGTCCACGGCCGTCTCCTTCTTCGTCTTGCTCGGGGTCAGGATCGCCGAGAGGTTATCCATGCCACCGCGCCGGTCCTCCACCAGGAACACGCCGTATTCCGTCCAGATGTCCGTGCCGTTCACCAGCACCAGCCCGCCCAATATATCTGCCATGTCATTTCACTTTTAGTCCGTCACGTATCATTTTCTTTATCTCATCCTTTATCTCGCCCAGGTGTCCGGCACTCACACCGGTGTTCTCGGCTATCCGGGCCAGGTGGCCTTCGGCCGTGTCCATCTTCTCCGACACGCTTTCCAGCCGGTCGTCCATGCTGCTCCAGTGCTGCAGCCCACCGGTGAACATGCCCTCCAGCTTCGTACCCTGATCCTGCGTCATGGCCGTAAAGCCGCCCGCTTTCGCACTTTGGCTCGTACCGCCCTGCTGCGTCTTGTCATAACCGGT